TCGGGCTTGTGGTGGGCTTTGTGGCTCTGTATGTTGTTATGTTGTCGAACCAGAAACGGGAACGGGTATGGTAGCTAGATTCGAACCCCTCCCGATCAAGTTCATCCCTCTCTACCGTGTCCGGCATTTACACCAATGCGCTGTGGACGGTCGAAACCTGATTGAACTAGGCATCCTGTCGCCTCAGCAGCCCGTCAGGAAGTACGCTTGGTTGCGGTATGTGAAGCAGAATCAGAATTGAAAATGAAAATCTGGATCATTGCAATACATCACGAAACAGGAGAGAAAATACCCGTTCTGATTGACCACCGACAAAAACACAGACTTACAAATTGTAAGCATTACAAGACAAAAAACGAAGCATTAAAATCAATACGAAAATGAAAGGATATTTTGTTTACGAAGGCGACATTTTAAGGGCTGCACAGCCAAAACTCCATGTTGCAATGAGGTACTTTAAAAAGGGTCGGAAAATATTCAGAGGTACGCCCGAATATCACAAAACCGACCTTACAAAAATTGTTGAAAAGTTTCTTTTTATGGTATGAAAGCAATTTTAAGAGAAACCGAACCAAATGTTTTTTCTTTATGGGATAAAGACAAAATAAGGATTGAAACGCCTTACGACCTTTCCGCCACAATACAAGCAATTAAAAACAGAAGGGCCGGTATTTACTCCGAGTACGACATAAAGAAGGCCATAAACTTTGGCGTATTATTAGAGGCCGGAATGCTTACTCACGACTTCAAAAAATATTCATCCTATTTAGAACATTTCCAAGACATTTGGAAGAACGCAAAAGAATGGGAAGTGGTTATTACTGACGAAAACGTTGGTTTTGAGTAACCTAACCAGAATCCCCCGCCATCCATCGAGAAAAAGCGGTGGAATGGGGGTGAAAAGATAAATTTACAAAAAGTCCTGAAAAGGCACATGAAACGCTGACAGCATGAAAACAAGGTAGGCGAATAAATCAGAACCTGCTACCGGATAAGCAGTAACACCGGGTAAGCTATGAAAAGCAAAGCGCAAGTATTAAGGGAGAATCCTTCCTTCAAATCATTAATTAACGCTGTAATTTCTCGCATTGGCATGGATTCAATCGAGGACGTAAACCGACACGGCATTTCTGGCGGGTTCAGCGGGTTTATTTACTACTCCGAAACTGCGGCCTTTTACAAGCGTCACAGGTCCGTAATTAATCGCATGGTGTTGGATATGTCAAAAGAATTTGGATCGAATCCGGTTGACTTTGTGGCGGATTTCCGTTGTGTAAACGACGATGATGAAAACAGACAAGATATTGGAGTTTGTGTATATGGTGGCAACCTCAAGAAATTAGAGGACGACACACACGTTCCCAATGCTCTGGCGTGGTTTGCTGCTGAAGAAGTTTGTAGAATGTTTGACAACGACTAACCACCATGAGCGCAAAAAAGGAGATAGTAAACGGCCTGAAAAAAGGCGTTCAATATTCGCACTATGTTGGCGGGGATTTAATGGAAATCAGTAACTCTTTATTCCTTGCCCTTGATCCTACCCTTTCCACCTACATGGAAGGCGAAGAGGCAAAAAATGAGTATTGGGCCAAACGTGCAACAGATTTAGTTTCCCAATTGCGGGATAAAATTGCAGAGTTGGACAAGCTCAACCAAATGGATTATTAATTCAAAACGGGGCTGAAACACGCCCCTATTTTTCACCTTATCAATTTTATCAAACCATGTTTACAACAAACGACATTCTACACGAACTCCACAACCCCGCCAATTATGTGCGGATCGAATGGTGCCACCCTGAAACGGTTTCGGCAGACGTTCGGGAAAGAATCAGAGAAGAAGCGGAATTGTACCGGATTGGAACAACTGCCGAACAGGTCGAAGAGTTCGACTTAGAAGCCGACAACGCATTACAGGCGGCCTCGATGTTCCTCGATTGGTCAGCCGATCACGGGGTTTATGAGACAATCAGCGTAACACTAAACCGGATAGGAGAATGAAAGCCACCTACATAGCAACACAGGCCGGGAATCACGGCATTGACTACGTCACCGACTCAGGCAAAAAGGGTTTCGTGATTGGGATATTGGACGAAAAGACGGCCAGAACTCTGGCAGCGGGGCCAAACCTAGCCGCAAAACTTGCCGACCTCATCCAATATCTGGGCGAGGATTGGGAGGATGATTCGATGGTGGAAGAATGCAAGCAAGCATTACAGGAAGCCGGACAGCCTTTCGAATACGAAGCACCCGAAGACGATGAAATGCCGCCCTTATGAGTTACCTCAAACACTTCACTAACATCTGGCCCACACCAGACAAGCCCGTCACGCATTTCAAGCCGGAGCGGGGTGTTATTTGGCGCAACGAATGGGAGCCTTGCCACGACCACCTCGAAGGACTGAAGGCCATTTGTGAGCGTTCCCTGCCTAATCCGTGGGAAGGTCGGGCAAGGTGGGAGGAGTATTTAGGGAAGTTAAACGAGTACATGAAATGAAAACACAAATAACACTTATTAGCCTCTATTACCTTGTTTGGGTAATTGCGGGGCGTTCCTTCAATCCGTTTGAATGGGAAGATTGGGTACGGGTAGTTTTTGCTGCCTGTTCAGTCTTTGCAATGCTTCTGTATTGCATTATGAAATTTGCACGAGAAGAGAAAAGAGGACAACCATGAAAACATACCTCATCGCCTTCCGTCCCGCTTCCGGCATTGTCTGGAAGGAGATCAAGGCCCGAACGGTGCAAGAGGCACGCAAGGAGGCCCGAAGCATTGGACCGATATATGCCGGACCGACCGAGAAAATAGTGCTGCCGGATAAGATCATACGAAAAGACCAATGAGACACCCGATACTGACAAAGAAAGAACACCGCCTAAACACCCACTTACAGGCCACCCTGACGGAAGCCGAAGCGGTGGAGAGGTTTGCGTACATGACCAAGGAAACGAGGTTATTTTACACCGACGAGGCCAACATCCGCAAACAATGGCGGCTGGGCCGGTTAGGTAGTTTGATGAAACGATTGGATAGAGAGCAGTTTGACAAAACGAAAATATGAAACAGAACGAAGAAAAAACCTTTCACGGACTCCTCGTCCGTCGGGAGGTGTCCGAGGCAGGCGGCACAGCGATATACACCTGCTGCGGGTTCACCAAGCGATCACGGGGAGCCGTGTCGGTGGCGGAACTGGAGAAATGGGTTTTGACAATAAAGGAAACGAAATGAAAACAACGAAAGAATGGCTTCAAGATTTGCCGGACGGCTATCGGGAGCGGGCACTGAGAAACTTACAAAAAGCTACTCAAAAAATAGAAGAGCCTAGTATAGATGAGGCACTTTTCGGAGCCTTTGAATGGGAAAGAACCCCCGAAGGCTCTGATTTTTGGGGTGCAGTTATGCGCCACTACAAAAAAGGAACACCATTACCACCACTACAATAATGGTCCGCTACACGCTCCGCCTCCGCTCACAAACGCTCTACAACGGCACGAGCCGAACAGACAGCTACAACGTGGCAAAAAGTCTGGGATACGTCAGAATCGCCGGAAAACCACCAACGGCGGACAGTATTGTTGAGGAGGTGGGGACATTGAACGGAATACAAACTTTTTACTGGCATAAAACGAAATGAAAAAGACAGCAATTGCATACGTCGTTACCTTCGAGACGACAATAGGGAACAAAAAAATAACAGCCTCATTCGTGTCAGAATGGAGCGCAAAAGAAGAACGGCCTACGTGGTCAAACTGGCTTTCTGAACAAGCGGAAATCTTTAACAAGCGCAACGAAACAGATTCAGCCGTAGTTATTCACTCAAACGTAATCGAATCATGACAACAAACGAAATATTAGAGGAGGCCATGAGCCTCTGGCCCTCAAACGAAACGAAGCCCCACTTCAAGTGGTTCAAGCCAAACGAATGGTGTTGTTCCACCGGATACGATCCGTGCGGCTACGCTCAGACAATGGAGGAAGCCCTCTACCGCTACGCCATCATCTGCCAACGCTATGACGACCGATTCGGCAAGGTGATAAGCTTCCTGTCCGACTACGTGCCGGATGCCCTGATGATTGATGAGGATGAGAAGGCAGTCGGGCCGTTCAGGGAAATGAATAAAATTGTAAACAACTTTTTTCAGCCATGAACCGACACCTGCAAAACACCTTGTTCGCCCTATTGATTATAGGGCTGACAGGCATGGCCCTGTACAAAAGTTCCGTGATGTGGGCCGGACTGGCCGTCTTGATTGCGACTATTTGGGTGTTTAAATTCCCAGATTCCGGAAATGATGACGAAAATGACGTATTTCACCACTCTAAACGCCTGAACACCCCATGAAAACCAACCATTTACAGAGCCAATCCAGAGCAAAACAACCTGCCTTTTCTTTTGTATTGTATCCCGATTTCCAAAAAGACCGCTGGTTTTTGCCCTCTGAGATACGCACTTTCTGGAAGTGTGTGATGATAATAGCCCTTATCTGGGCCGGAGTATATTCGCACACTCATCGACCAAAAACATTAAACCATCAAACAAAATGCTCAAAAGAATCACAACCAAAGTAGTTTCGTGGGCAATGGTGGCCGGATGGGCCGCCTACATTTTAGGAATTATTTAATCAAATCAATATGGCAGCAGCTAAATTAAATCTCTACCAAAAGCTTCTGGAAATCCAGAAGGAAGTAATTGGCCTTGGCAAGGATGGCACAGGCAATTCATACAAGTACGTCACCGGAACCAAGGTGCTTGGTGCTATCAAGCCCCTGATGAATAAGTACGGGCTTCTACTCAAGACGGAAGTGCTTTCCATCGAAAACACACGGCAGGATTATCGGGTTGGCGTAAATGCTCAGAATCCAGAGGGACGACCTAAATCCGAAATCCTTTCAAAGCTGATGATGAAGTTCACATGGGTGGATTGCGATACGGGAGAGAAGGACGAAAACCTTTTCGGGGCGAACGGCCAGAACGATTGGGATAAGGGATGTGGCTCCGCTTACACATACGGAGAGCGTTACTTCATGCTCAAATACTTCCACATCGCCACCGATGAGGACGACATCGACAACCCTGAGCGCAAGGCACAGGAAGAAGCGGAACGATCTGTAAAGCAGACGGCCTTGGACTTGGTGAAGAACTCCAAACTTCCTGACGCAAAAAAGCAGGAGTGGACAGTATGGCTCAACAAGGCCGGAACGTCCGACATCAACAACATCATGGGACAACTTCAACAACAAATCGACGCAGTAGCGGGACAAGCATGAAAACAGTATTTAGTAAAGAATTAATGCAAGACACCACTGGATTATTCTATTGGAAGGATTTTGAATTAGAAGTTCTCAAAGGCAGAACAGAAATCCTTCTTACCGATATTCTGGAAAGTGAAATTCCGGTAGACCGTAAGTTTGATATTATATGTAAAAAACTGGCGAACAGGGAAGAGAATCAGCAAATAACCATTGGTTGCGCTGAAATTGTGCTTGAGATATTTGATAAAAAATATCCCGAAGACAAGCAAGCACGACAGGCAATTCAGGCGGCAAAAGATTATTTGAATGGTCACATTGGCGTGGAGGAATTAAGAGAGAAGAGTGAATCTGCTTTTGCTCGGCGGTTGGCGCTTGTTAAAGACCATAATGCCTTTTTCTCTGTTTATTATGCTATTGGGACTTCCATAGCTACTACTAGTGTTGTCGATCCTGATATTGATAACGACAAAGTCGCTTCAGAGGCCGCTTATGCTGTTTATACTGCTTTTTGTGCCGGCTGTAAAGCTGGAGATATAGGCGGTGTAGTTCGTGGCGAAAAGAACTACGAAGAAATACTACTTAATTTTCTAAACGATTTCATCAACAAAACCACCCAACCATGACCACACCCGACTCAATCCGTCGCTATATCAACTCGGTTGTAAGCGACACACGCCTGTTCTCAAAAGAGGAACGGGACGGCTACTACAAGCAGGTAGCACGTCTGGAATACCAGCCGGAACTGCAACGCATCGCCGACGAGGTGTACGCCTTGGAGCAGGAAAGGTGGACAGAATACAAACAAACAAATCAAATAGTTTTAGCATGAGCAATTCACTCTTTAACATCACACACGAACGCCGCCTCATAATGGAAGCGTTGGAAGCATCAGACGGGGAGGCGTCAGATGAACTAGCCGAAGCCATCGCCATCAACAGGGCGGACTTCGAATCCAAGTCGGAATCCTACGGCTACATCCTGCGGAAGCTGGAAACAGACGAGGCCGCAATAGACAGCGAAATAGCACGCCTGACAGCCTTGAAGAAGTCCAAGGCGAATCAGTACGCCAGACTATCGCAGACACTTCTGGAAGCCTTGCAGGTGTACGGAAGTCAGGATGCCAAAGGTATTTACAGAGCGGAAGCCGGTACGTTCCGGTTCTCAACGGCCCGATCTCCCAAGAGCGTGGAACTGGTTGATGAGAATCTGATTCCCGACGAGTTCAAGATTGCCAAGACCACTTACACGGTGAGTAAGACAACGATCAAGAACGCTTTGGAGTTGGGACAGGAAGTTCCGGGGGCCACGTTCAAGGAAGGGGCTTTGCGATTGGTAATGAAATAACTACGAACATGAAAATATTCAGACATTTCCACACAGGTTGGTTTACAAAATCTTTCTGGGAGTACCTTTTGGAAAAACCGAAAGATAAACGTTGGTGTAATTGGTGGACACGCTTCTGGTGTAGGGCGTCCTATCATCCAGACGGAGTTTGGTGGCACTCGCATGGGTCAAGCCCTGATATGAGGTGTAAAAACTGCGGGGACGATCTTGGTTAAATTTTGGTTAGTATAATTGGGACAGGGCCGTTTCATTGGGGCGGTCCTGTTTTTTAAACGCAACAACAACATGAGACACTGTATCAGAACCGTAGAGAATGGCACATACGCTATCATTCATACGGAAAGAGTTTTATACATTAATTCCCATCACAACAACTGCATGATTCACATGATGGACGGCAAGCAGATAGGCGTTTATTCCACGCTATCCGCTATATACAAACTGTTCCCGACATTTCTCAGGCCCCATGTAAGCTACCTGATTAATGCAGACCATTTACGAAGCGTTAGGCATCACACAGGTATTTTGGTGACGCTGAAGTTTTGTAACGATGAGAAACTATACTTCCACAAAAGCAAAAAGTTCTATCCATCGTTCTTTTCTAGTCTTTCGTCTAAAATCGGCAGCGGGGACGAGAAGGGGGAGTAAATTGCAGGGGATAAACAGAGAAGAAAATGAATTCCGAACGAATAAAACAAATACAATTACAGACGGCATATCCTGAAAGCCATTCCGTAAAACAAGCATTACTTCAAGTCTGGAACGAATGCGAACAAGAACGACCATATACCGAACAAGACATGATTGCGTTTGGTAAGCTTTGCCACAATGACGCTCATTCGGCAAATTCATCAACAACATTCAGGTTATTATTAGAGAAATTCAAATCAGCATGACACAACAAGACCACCACCTCCCCGACCTGAAGGCGTTCATTGCCGGACTAGGCGGAAGCTGGCCCTCAGTAACGGACGACGAAATCTCGTGGTCCAGCGGGGTTAGAGAGGATCATTTCGAGGGGCCGGACGCCTTCATTGTTTTCTGCTACAATACATCAAGTACGTGGCCGGAGTTTATTCAGAACGTTAAGAATCACTGTAAAGAAATATTGGAACAATGCGAATAAGTAAAATAACGCTGCAAGTGCTGAGTGCATATTTGCCGTACAAAGTGCAAATGGTTAATATAACCCTTGACCGGAAATATAAACTTGGAACAAATAATATTGAACAAGTTTGGGCTAGATATGCAGAAGGGGAAACGCATAATAAGCCACTCCTCCGACCGCTATCGGATTTGACAAAGGAAATCGAACACAACGGGGAACGGTTTGTGCCGATTGAGAGATTGAATGAGTTAAATAACAAGTCAGACCATGTTCAATACTTTTTGGACGACGAGAATGATTTGCTTTTGAAGCATACAAATAATGGATATAATGTTTTGGCGTTGTCGATTATTACTGATATTCAATTCCTTCTTTCGCTTCACATGGACATTTTCGGACTCATCGACTCAGGCGACGCATTACCACTCACAGACAAGCTGATCGAATTAAACAATAACAAATCATGAAAATTCTATTTGTAATTAACAATTCCCAATCAACAATGCTTCAATATGAGCATACGGGGACGCAATCAGCACCAGTAAGACGGGCTGTTGAAATTGAACTGACTGACGAGCAGATTCAAAAAATAGGCATTCGTCAGTTGGGGATGGATTGTGGGAAACCATATTTCGAGACAATTGAAACCGTTTCACTCACCGCCCCTCCAAGCGTTACTGGAGATGAAGGATGACAGAATACTTCAACGAAGGAACACCGCATCTAAGCATGGCAGGAATACCATCACCATTCGATCATGAACCGATTCCATACACGAATCCATACAAGGATTTACCGGAATTGATTCTACCAACCGAAAAGACAAAGCGCAACAGCAATTACACGAAGCCTAAAAAACGCAGGAAGAAATGACAAATACACTCGCATATTCAGCCCTTACGCAACAAGTCTATTGGCTTGATGGCAAAGGCAAAAAGCACGAATTACCGAAGGGTAATTTGGAGCAAATCATTTTAATGTTCCTGACCGATGGCATCCTTATTGACGAGGGGCAACAGGCGCAAAAGGTCTTTAAAGTTTCCGGAGTTCCTAAATGGAAGATTACGGTGGAAAGAGTTTTAACAAATCAAACCGCCCCCAGCGTATCTGGGGAATGAAAAATACATGAAAGTACACATTGAAAATTACCGTGGATGGGATATTTCCTTTGACACAGACAAAGAAATGTTTCACTATGTTTCCAGCGATTACGACACCGACGGAAAGAAAATCAGCTATGCAGCCGCAAAGAAATTCATTGACGATTTCATCAAAGAGAATCAGACTTTCACTCCTTTCTGGGTTGAGGGCGTTCCTGATTCTTATGGAAGAACGGGCAAGAAATTAAAGGTGGTTGGAATTCGCAAGGACGGTCGATTTATTTCAGAAAATGAAAAGGGAGAAAAGGACCAAATTTCGGATTATGACATCAAAGACTATATGGCTATCAACGAAGCTAACGGCCCATTATGGGACGAATTGAAAGCTATTGATTCGGACGCAAAAGTATTATCCGAAAAGCGTAAAACCGTTATAGCTAAATTTACAGTCAAAACTTTGAAAGAAATCAAATCGGAATTAAATCTATGAAAAACCTCCTCACTCTCCTGATCCTGATCTCAGTATCGGTGTCAGATAAATTTTAAAGATATGGAAGATTACAGATTTACAACAACCGAACCATTAGCCACAACCGCAGATACGATGGCTGAATTCCTGAACACCGATGAACACTTTTATGCTCGATTTGATAAAGGGGCCGAAGTGGTATTTGAAGACGGAAGTTATGCCGAAGTTGAGAACGCAGATGGCAAGACTTTTGAGGTCCATGCAGCAGGCGATGGAGACTTTACCAATCACCGAATTACGTTCAGATTCTTATACGATTAAGCCAACTTTGTAACATGAAAAAACTTATCTTTTTACTGATCCTGATCTCAGTATCGGTGTCATGCAGTAATCCACCAACGCCACTTGTGGTTACATCTGGCACAATTGACACAATCAGATTCATTCCACCCGACATGGGTCAGGATGAAATCGAAGTACATGAAGATCATCCACGCTACCTTTCAAGAGGACAATCTGAACCGGATTTTTGGAATCCGTCTTATCGGTCTTACAAAATCCTTCCGGCATACATCGAGGTAGATTCAGCACTGACGGCATCATGGGGGCGTGACACGCTTACGAACCTGACCAGACTGGTACAATCATCATCCGCAATTCTGGAACGCATAGCAGGGCCAAAAATCCAATTGGTCAATTTCCGATTCTGGAAGAAACGTGATCCATATGCGGCTATCAATTCAGCCGGAACGGTGCTTTATCAATGGAGTGCCGCTAATCCAACCAGGACAACCACATTCAATTTCTTTTTGTCTCGGAAGAACTTCGGTGGTATTGCGTTCATCAGCCGTGAAAATGTGATTACCACAAAGTACGCTGTTTGCGGATTCGGAACGGCATCGGTAGGTGATGCGACAAATTACAGCTATCCGGTTTATTGTTTTACCCATGAACTTTTGCACAGTTGTGGGATTTCCCATACGCAAAATTGTTGCTCATGGAAAGATAAATCCGGCAATTGGTTGGGCCGCCTGGATTCATGCTATTCAGCAGAGATCAGTTGTTCACCAACTCCATCGGTATGCAGTAGCACAACCAAGTCGATGAGTTCAGGACTGAATTCATACTGCCATTTGTACAACCGGATTCAATACAACCTACATTGGTCGGTTCTTCCCGTCCTTCATCGGGCTTTGTTTTATTCGACCCTGACTGACTACATACCATCCCAACCACCACCAACCCCAACCAACACATTCAGCATCGCAGGAACGCCTTACACGGGCTATTCTAGGGCTGATACTGCAAAGGCAGTTGATGGGAACGAAGCAACACGATTCCTGACAACCGGAGCAACAACGCTGACATGGACGTTTTCACAAGCCACGACACGAACGCAGGTTTATTTGAGTTCAGGCTTCAACGGTGGCAGTCCGAACCAAACATTGACCCTGACGGTTGATGGGGTAAATGTGCCGTTGGGTTATAGTCCGGTTAGTAAGTTCACCAAGGCGATCAATGCGACCGGAAAGAGGTTTGTTTTGACGACAACGGGAACGGGGAATATCAGCAGGATTTTTGAAGCCGGAGTGAAATGAAAACATTCGACAAATTCTGGTTCGCCTTTGCGTTGGTATGGGGGTTTATTATGGGATCATTCACATTGATCCTAACAACTCCTTCCACCACCATCCGCACTCACCATCGCCTCACGCCACGGATGGAACTGGTGATTGACTCAGGGCGGGTTGATACAATTTTTATCTATAAAGCAGAAGGGAAATGAGTGTAGTTACGATAATTTACGAGGCACGCTGTAAGCACTGTCAAAACATCGAAAGAAGGTATCCGCTAACAATGGCGGGTACAAGAAGTAAAAAGCCACAACTTTGGTGTAAAGCCAAAAATGAGCAACTGTGGTACGGCGAAAAACAAAAAGCGTGTAAAGACGATTTCAAATTATGACACCACACCCCGACACCGAACGCCTCCGGTATGAGATAGACACGAAGACGGAATTTGACAATGAGATAGAAATGAATTTTTGGCCTAACGGTGTTGGGCAATCAATTATTTTTCCTTCATGCATAGATTGTTTTAACTCACTCGGCAAGCACATTGCCACATTCACACTGAAAGCATGGAAATGACGAACGAACAAAAAGCGCAAGAGTGGGTTGATGAGTGGAAGCAACAACGATTCCCATTTATAGAAGGCGAGGTTTATTATTCACTCGATAATGCAATTTCCTTTGCTGCCTTCTGTCTGGACAAGAGGGAGGAGGAGAGCAGACACGAACAAGGCCGCCTCGAAGCAATCATCAATTACACAAGCAATCCCGAACGAATGGTTCTGACGGATTTTGTCGCTGAACTGACGGGGATGGAAGTCAAAGAAATTGTCAAGAAATATAAAAAGTATCAGAAACCTTAAACGCTTCGAAAGAGGGAGTGGATGACTAAGACTACCCCAATAGAATAAAAGCATTGACGGCCCGGAAAGACGGGTAAATGGTGGAGGGGCGTAGTGAGGCAAGGTTGGCCGAGGCCCGTGTGGTTGCTATTCCGGTTCGATTCCGGACTCCACCGCTTTTTTAGGGTTGAATATTGGAAATGCCTCTGCCGTTGGTAGGGGCTTTTTTTATAGTACCCGTTTCAGATTTGGTCGGGCTTTCATTGGGCCTTTATTATGCCAGTATTGATTGCGTTTTGAGTATTCGGAATACTTGATCTGCCTTGCACATCCGAAAACAAAGAGAACCAGGAGACCGCTAATCAGTAGTTTTTTCACGTTGTTGCGGTTGTGACTCAATCCGGTTTCGTTTTTTCACCATATCCCAAAATCCGGTAATGAACTGACCGAGGACATAAATCAGGATGGTATCGGACTTGTCTATCTTTTCGAATTTGTAAAGCCAACCAACGCCAAGCAATAGCCCTGCCGTCATCAATGTGACAACGGCAAAGCTGATGCCTTCCATCCATCGCTGAAAGTTCATTACAGACCCGGAAACAATCCCTTAATCAGACCGCCAATGAACCGACCTCTTTTCTCTGCTCTTTCGGTTTTAAAACCTTTTGATTCATGTACTGAATCCAGATACTGAACGCAGATAGCCAGATCCTTTATTTGGCCTTTCAGCGAATCATTTGCATTGCTCAAGACTTGAATCCTGACTGATTGAACCAACATCAAGGAATCAACCTTTCGGTCAATCTTAGACCGTTTCTGGATACCGGATTGAATTTGATGTTCAATTGCACCAAGGCCAATTGCTATGGCTACTAAAGCGATGATTACGTATTTCATAGAATTGATTTGAAGAAGTTTTTGATTTTCTGCCATAAAGATAATCTCCTTTCCCGAAGCGCATCTGTTTTCAGGATTGGTTTGACGTTGGATTCCCATTCAGGTTTCTTGACATCACGGAGTCTTTTGTAGGTATCCAATGCCGCATTGAAACAACGCCAAATGAGTAGGATCAACCAACCGTGAAAGAATAACCATGATTCAATTCCCGTGAAGACAAGTGAAACATCCGAGACTGAATACATGAATCGCATGGTCCAGTATGTACTCTGATCACCAAGGGCGTGGAATGTGTCCTGCTTTAAATTACAGGCAAATTGATTGAGTGCTTCTTTCATTACTTTGACCAGATAACATGAGAAGGTAGAGATGGATCACAATCAACATGAATCCAAGATTTGTAAATGCCGATCCGGTTAAAGCCAACGGCCTGAAGCGAACAAAGTATTCTGTATCCCTCTGTTCCGGATGAATAGCCGATGTCAGCAGCCCAGCCTTTTGTATGAGACGAATTAGATTCGCCGCCAATTGCTTTATTGTGTGCAACCGTCCTGAAGCCTGAATTGATTCTAAAAGGGATTCCGCATAATGCACGGGCCTTGTCAAGTTTGGTCAAAAAGTCCGGCTGCATTTGTGAACCAGAACCAGGGGCATCCTTCGAATCAAATTCCGAAAGAGTGAAATGTTTCATTTGTAGCATAGATGCAAATTTTACCCTAAAAATTGTGTAATCAAAACCCTTACATTTGTTGCAAATGAAAAAGATATTAATTGTAATGGCCTTTCTGCTGATGGGATCAGCACAGGCGCAAAGAGTATTGGTAGCCGGAACATCAATTGATTATGGCCTAAAAGCCACGCATCCCGATTCTGGATGGGTTCCACGTGTTGGGTTAGCACTTGGTTGGCAGATAATCAACAAGGCAGTCCCAAATGCCACTTATCTGGACAGCACGAACTACAAGCTAATCCCGCAATTGCGAAGCCAGAAAGGATTGCACTTTGACATCATCATTCTCGGTGGTCCGACAAACGACGCACAACCACCCTACAAGGGAGGGAACAAAGTCAGAAGGGCGTATAAGAGGGTTCTGGATTCTGTCAATCTATGGTGGCCCAATGCGACTATCATTCACATGACACCCATTCCAAGCCGTCATCCAATTGTTCCACAGATTACACTTGACACCCTGATAACGCCAATGGTCATTGCCAATCGGGAAGGCAACCTGATCTGCAACTTTGCACAACTCCCGCCATTCATTTTAAGCATAGACCGACTACACCCAAACGATCAGGGTTATAGATACATGGCAAACGCCTTTATTCAATGGTGGCTGCAAGGACGGGATAATGATTTCATCAAAGTACCTGCCGGACCGATTCAACACTACCAAGAGTTCAATATTGGAAGATGTCGGTTCTGGAAGGCAATAAAAAGAGAATGTGAAAGTGATTGAAAATCAAAGGGATAAAAATTAATTGAAAAATATTTTATCTTTCTTTTCAAATATGTTTGCAGAAATGAAAGAAAGTAGTACTTTTGATCCCAACAAACAGAAACAAAAAAGAAAATGACACTTGCACAGACCATCAAATCAAACCCTTACTTAAACGTAAGCAATTGTACAGACGTTGCAGATTTAGAATCTGGAATGGATGCTTTAAGAGAATTAGATAAGAAATTCGGAGATACCAACAAAACGCTTCTGAAATTGTGGGGTAAGTTTTTGGACAAGAAAAAACGATTGGAGAAATGATTGAAAACACGTTAGTAACACACAAGAAACTCCAGTCTTTAGGGATTGGATGTATTTCTAAAGTTTTGAGCAAATCCGTAAAAGTCAATTTTGGGCTTTCTGATACAAAAACCTGCTCAACTAATCAACTAAATTCAGTTGATGTTAGCAACTGCAAAACAGTGCCTTTTAATGATTTTAGAAACCGGATTTTGCAAGAAAAAAGCGATTTGAATATTGTAATTGTTGGCAATGAGGTAAAAGAATTTGTCGGCATTGGTTGGACCACATTAAGAGTAGTTCAACTGTCGGACCTTTTGAAATATCCAAGAGTTGTTTAAAATGAAAACACTTGAATATCTGGCTTTTATTCCGCCAATAGTTTTACTTAATGTATTCTTCTGGTTTTTCATTTATCAGTTATGGTATCGCAAAAACTACATGACGCACGAATCAACACCGGAATACGATAAAGACTGGCATAAGTGCTGGGACTGTAAAAAAGTAGAATTAGAGATGTATTTTTACTATGTTCTTTTTGGCCGTGTTTATCGCTGCTTAAAATGTTCCCGAAAACACAAGTAACCAATGCCTAAAGGAATTCCAAAAGACGGCCCTCGTAAATCCGGATGCGGTCGAAAGTCTGGAGAGCCAACCACGACAATCGCCTTCAGAGTTCCGGTTATCTTCAAAGCCCGATTGCAACTGGCAGTTAAGAACCTGATTAAGCAAATGGCTCAGGAACGACAATTAAATTTACAAACACAAGACCCTCTTAGTTGAGGGTTTTTTTATATTTGCGAAAACGATTTCAGTTATGCCGCTAAAAAAAGGATCAAGTCAAAAGACCATAAGCCAGAATATCAGCATGGAATTGAAGAAGAATCCTTCCATGAAACCTAAGCAAGCCGTTGCAATCGCACTAAGCACCGCAGGTAAGGCAAAGAAGCCAAAGGGCAAAAAGAAGATGTAACATGGCTGAAAAGAAATTTAAAAAGACAATAGGAGACAAAACCGTAAAGTTCGGGGCAAAGGGTTATTCCATTGATCCAGGAACTCCAAAAGGTGATTCCTATTGTGCCAGATCAGCCGGAATTAAGAAATGCAAGAACCCACCATGCCCGAATGACCTAAGCCGCCAAGCGTGGGGATGTCAGGGAAAGAAATCGGTCAAATCGAAAGCAGTCAAATTCAAACGAACATAAAAAAATGAAACCAGGATTGTACGCCAACATCAATGCGAAAAAGAAACGCATTGCAGCCGGATCAGGCGAGAAGATGAACCGTGTAGGATCAAAGGCCGCACCATCGGCATCGGACTTCAGACAGGCCGCAAAGACGGCTAAGAAGCCGACCAAAAAGAAATAGTCAATTCAAATCATTTACCGTGAAAACGGCACTACTTAAAATGTTAAACTATGCCAGCAGGAAGGCCCACAAGCTATGACCCGAAGTTTTGTGAAATGCTTATTGAACACATGGCGAAAGGATATTCCTTTGAATCATTTGGTTCAGTTACAGACACTTGTAAGGATACTCTTTATGAATGGGTAAAAGTTCACCCACAATTTTCCGACGCTAAAAAAAGAGCAACAGAAAAAAGCCGCTATTGGTGGGAGTCACAAGGGATTGATAACATTCTGAATAAAAAGCAAATGACCAAAGATTGGGAAGGCAATACGGTCCTTGTCGAAACATCTCTTAACGCTGCTGCATGGATTTTCAACATGAAGAACCGATTTAAGGAAGAATGGCGAGATAAGCAGGAAATCGAGACAACACCATCCACATTAACCGTGACCATTTCCGGCCCAACACCACCGAGTGAATAAAGTACAATGATCTCGGATAAAATGCCGGACTTTTGCCTCACCAAATCTTTTAAAAGTACAAATTGAATTACGATTTCAACCGGAATTGGTGGCTTAAATGGTATTGGCCTTTTGTAGAAAAGCTATACACGAAGGAAGGACATTACGGAACCCGTCAATCAGCAAAGAGCCACAACATTGCCCGAAAGCTGATTTATCATTCCTTTCAACCGTATCAGTTCAATGTAATCCATTCGAGAAAGGTCTATTCAGACATCGAGGGTTCGACCTTTACCCTACTGACCAATCTAATCTATAAACACTTCAAGAATGATTTCATCATCCGAAAGAATCACTTTGAGATCATCAATAAGCACACGGGTAATTGGTTCAGGGGATTGGGGATGGACAAGGCCGAAAAGGGTAAGGGTGTGGAAGGGGCTAACATTGCATGGTTAAACGAAGCCAATCAGTTCACCCGTGAAGATGTGGATTACATTGATACAACCCTACGAGGGGAGACAGGCGTTCCCATATCGCTTATCATGGACTGGAATCCCGAATCCATCAACCATTGGCTGAAAAAGGAAGTAGACGAAAACAAGGACAAGCCGGATTGCATATTCCACAAATCAACCTTTTGGGATAATTACACCATCGACCGTGAAGCACTACATGAACGATTACTTCGAATTAAGTCACACGGTTTGGAAGGCGAAAGACGCTATAAGGTTTGGGCGTTGGGTGATTGGGGAGTTGAGGACATTGATTCAACCTTTGCCTATTCATTCGAGGCTGACAAACACGTTATCAAGGGCAAGATCAACATCAAACCTCAGTTCGAAGTCTACCTGTCATTTGACTTTAACGTAACCAACACCTGCGGAGTTTATCAGTTCCTCAAGAACGTGAAAGGCCAGAAATACTATGCGACAATCAACAAGATTAAAACCTATCGAATCGGGGATTTAAAAATACTTTGCGAAACAATCAAAGCTGAATTTCCGAAAGCAAAGTTTATCATCAACGGAGATGCGTCCGGTCAAAACAAATCAGCGTTCACATCGGATAACATTTCGGCATACACAGCCATTAAATCACATCTGCAATTGAATGATATGCAGATTCAGGTCGCACCTGCTAACCCGTCACACATCCAATCGAGAGTTATCACCAACATGGTTCTGCAAAGGTGTAACGTCAGAATAGCGGAAGAAAATGACCTGTTGATTGAGGATTTAAAACAGGCACAGGTAGACCGAAAAGGAAGTCTTGACCCTTGGAAGCTAAAGAACCCGAACTTATCGCACAGTCTCGATGAGTTCAGATATTTTGTTTTCACAAATTTTCATGAAATTGCAAACGATTACGAAATTGAATGATGAATAATTCTTGCTGCAAAACCTGTTACTCCATCTGCGAATCTTTGATTTCCTGCTTTGAGGATTTACTGATTTACATTCCGGTTGGTTATCTTGAAGACCAGATCAAGGTCAGGATTACAAACGGGCAGAATCATGTCACGTATCAGACCTTGGATGTCCTCGGTGGTACACACGTTCAGATCGTTGTCGAGACGGCAGCAATACCGGAAGGATTCTTTTCGGCATATGGTGGACCGTATGAACTTAGGTTCTTCAATACAGCCCTTCAGGAATTAAATTTTGTTGCAATTGACGGAAAAATGTATAATTGCATCACATTCAACATTGCCAACGGTTCAACGAATGAAACGGTTGCTTACGTGAATGCATTCTATAACGAACTGCCGCAAGGCTACTGATATGAAACGCACACTTTTTGCCATCCTATTCCTGATCGGGTTTTCCTGTTCCAAAAAGGAATCCTTTTCTGTTTACACAGTCAGGACAATTGAAAGACCAGGGACTTTTGCCTGCAAGATTACGGCCCGTTCACCGGGAAAACCTGACCTTGTCTTTTATGAGGAATGCGGAAAGTATGTGGTTAATCAGACCTTTAAAGTTGAATTTTGATGAAAAACTATGAATCTAATTGTGGGGGTAAGCGGAGAGGGTGCTGCATTATTATGCCTGTTTCAGATTGCGATAGTGTCGGCAATGCTGTCATTGTTCTTGGATTACCTGATGGATCATATGCCGCCTTTCCAATGGTATTTAAGTCAGTTAAGCCAACTGCCCGAAAACATCGCAAAGCCGTTAGGTGAATGCCTTTTCTGTTCGGGTGCATGGCAATATCTTTTCATTTCAATTTTCCTCTTTAATCAACCTTTATGGCTTTCAATCTTTGGCCTTGGAATAAACCACATAAGCCTCAAACTACTGGCATTCTTACGTCAGAAGATCAACCTGTAATTCCGCAATACAATGGGACTGCCGACCGGAAGCATTGGGATAAGATCAAGTTTGCGTTTCGTTCTGGCGATCGGAACTATTTCTGTTTTGGGCATGATATCAACATCCCATACGAACGGATGCACGCAGCCATTGACATTTACAGGGAATTGGATGCGGCAGTTAATCCGGTTTATCTGGATAGTCATTGCAAGGCCGTTGATGCGGTTCTGGAATCCGAGAAGATCAAGACGAATAAGAAACTGATTGAGATCGGGATATTGAACGCCAGACTGAAAGAACGCAAAGAACTGGCTATCTCTGTTCAAGTGCAAATCAAACTGGCAACGGTCAAATACTTTGACGAGGTTGAAAACCCATTCAGCTATCAGCACGATTACAACAAGTCAAAGATTGAACATTGGGCTAAGTATGCCGATGTTCCCACTTTTTTTTTGAGTCTGCCGGAAAATCAATATCTGACTACTGGAGACGAATTACAGAGGAGTTTGAACACCTATTTAACGGGGGAAACTCTGATGAATTTAAAGATGTTAGAGCATCATATTACATTGTTAGCCTCAGAGACTTCAAACGCAGATTCAGCGAAAATCTTAGCTTTGCAAAAGGAATGGGAACAGACCTTTCTCAATTGGTCGAACAACCCCTCTACACTTACTACCTGATGTACTCGCATTGGGTAGCATCACTTAAGCAAGACAAATCCAATGCGAAAAAATGAGTACCTTAAGTACCAATCAGATTGTTGTCGAATACATCATCAAGGAGGGTGATATTCGTAAAGCACAACAAGATTTTGATAAACTAACTGAGGCTGAGAAAAAGGCCGTTCTTGAAACCAAGAATCTGAATGATGCCATTCGCAAAACAAGTGATGAGTCCAAGAAACTAGGGGATCAGTTTAAAAAAACAACTGAGGAAGGTGTTTCAGGTTCAACAAAAACCGAAACGGCATTAAAGGCCATTGCAGGACCAATTCGACAAAATCGTGAGGCTCTATCAGCCTTTACATCTCAACTAAGAGTAGCAGGTGATGTCGCCACCGCAGCAGCCAATAAAGCATCAGCAGGTTTTGCAGGATTAGAGGCTAAACAAAGAGGCAATGTCGCTGCCGCTAATGCGTTTCGTGGGAGTTTAGGCCAAGTAAATACAACACTTGAAACTACTTCTAAAACTGGTAAAAAAGCTACTGAAGATGTTGCAGGGGGGCTTCAAAATATTAATGGAATTGCTACTAAAATAGGGCCATTAATAGCCGGAGCATTTTCAATAGCCGCCATATCTGCATTCACCAAACAAGTAATTGAAACAACCATCAAATTTGAGGGCTACAACAAGGCAATTGAATTTGGATCAGGTAGTGCTGAGAACTTTGCCAAAAATCAAGAGTTCCTAACCAACCTAATCAATAAGTATGGTTTAGGTCTGGCATCCGCAACGGAAGCCTATAAACAATTCTTTACTGCATCAACTCTTGCCGGACAAGCACAAGACGAGACGAACCGACAATTTGAAGCCGTTACTAAGGCCGGAACGGTTCTGAAACTGACCACCGATCAAATGCAAGGTGCGTTTATGGCCCTTGGTCAAATGATGTCAAAAGGTACGGTTCAGGCTGAAGAGTTAAGAGGCCAATTGGGTGAACGTATTCCAGGGGCTTTCAGCATCATGGCAAAAGCCTTGAATGTAAATGAACGCCAATTGGGTAAGATGCTTGAGCAAGGTCAGGTTTTATCCAAGACTGCACTTCCTGCATTTGCAACCGAACTCGAAAAGACCTTTGGTCCTGCTGCCGAAAGAAATCTAAATGGAATGGTCAATTCCCAAAACAGATTTAATAACGCAATTGATAATCTGATTCTGGCGGTAGGGAATAAACTTGAACCATTCCTGAAAGGTGCTTATGATTTAGCCGCAGGAATTGCCAATCAATTGTCTGGAATTGGCGAAAAAGTAAAAACCCAAACTGCCGAAAATCTTGGTATGAAAAGGGCCGAAGCGGATATTGTAAAGCAATTGATTAAATACGGTGGTGATTTGACAGTTCAAAATCAAAAGTTCATCCGTCAGCAGGAAGCCGTATTACTTCTTCTTGGTATGGAAGAAAAAATTTATAATCAACAAGTTTTGGTGACCGAGAAAAGAATAATGGCACAAAACGATTTTAATGGTGTGGCAACCAAAGCCCTAAAAGATGCTGAGAGTGAACTTAATATTTTGATTGCTGAAGAAAAGGAACTTTCAAAAATCGCAGGAATTGAGGTTAAAAGGGGCGAAGATAAAAAGATATTAACAGAAGCCGAAAAGAAAGCCCTAGAAGATCAGTATAAAATCAGGCTTCAAAACCTTGAACTACTTAAACAAATACGTCAGATTGAATTGACCTTACAAGGTGTTCCAGAAGCATCATTAATTGCTCAAAAAGAGTTTCTTGACAAGAAATATAAACTTCAACTTGAATTCTTTGGAAAGGTTAAGCAATTGACAGAAACCGAAATCAAACTAACGGGAAAAGAATATGAAAAGAGCCTTTTCGATTTGAATAGATACTATGAAGGTCTGAAAATGGTCAATAAGACCGCAACGGCTGATTTTGCGAAAGAGAATACAAAAGTATTGGATGCAGAGCAAGATGCCGGAATAATCAGAATGAAAAACTGGTCAAAAGCATATGAAGCCAACTTAGCCGATGAAGTAAAAGCAAAGAAAAAAGCGGAACTAGAAAAAGCAGAAGCAACAAAAATTTATTATGATTTAGTGGCCAATTCGGTTCAATCGCTTTTTGATATCCAACAACAAAACATTCAGAATGAATTGTCCTCATTAAGCCAAAAGTATTCCGAGGAAATCCGTCTGGCCGGTGACAATCAGCAGAAGGTTTTGGAGTTGAAACAAAAGCAAGAAGCCGAAGAAAAAGCATTACGAACAAGGGCATTTGAAGCCCAAAGACAGGCCGCAATTGCTCAGGTAATATTTAATGTTGCCCCAATTATTGCCCAACATTTAGCAAAAGTTGTTACTGCGCCCCTAGCTATTGCAGCGTACGCATCCGCAGCCGCACAAATCGCATTCATCGCAGCCCAACCAGTTCCTGAATTCAAAGAAGGAACGAAAGGTAAGCCATTCAAAGGTGGAAAGGCCATTGTCGGTGAGATCGGAAAAGAGTGGGTTGTAACTACATCCGGAGCAGTTTACGAAACACCAGGAGTAGCTACCTTGGTCGACCTGCCGAAAGGATCGCAGGTAATCCCACATCACGAGGTCATCAAATCAGAACGGTTCATGGGTTCAAAGCTGATGAATCAGGGCCGTGGTGAGTCTGGAACAGGGCAATTGGTAGAAAGACTAATCAGTATTGAAAACACCTTATCAAAGCTACCAATCACATCCCTGACGATGGATGAAAGAGGCTTTACAAAAAAGATTCAGACCAAGTCGAGAGAAACCAAGATTTTAAATAATCGGTTCGGGAATTGATTTTGTTGCTATATTTGCAACTGACGGACTACTTCAGTCATACTCTTTTTTTTGTTTTTTCGTTTGTTTTCAAAAAGCCCGGCTCAAAAGGTCGGGTTTTTTGTTGCAAAATAGTTTGGTAGTTCAATTCTCTTGTTTACTTTTGTTGCAAATTAAAACAAACCAGAAAATGGCAAAGAAAACAGAAATCAAAAACATGGTTCAATTACGGGATTCACTTTTGGAAACCTATAACCAACTGAAGAATGGAGAAATTGGTACTAAAGAGGCCAAGGAAACCAGTAATCTATCTGGCAAAATTGTTTCAACCGTAAAGGCTCAGATGGAGTATTACGTGATGACTAAGGCTGATGGCAAGATAGAGTTCATGGAATGTTAGCAGACGCAGTTTCTCTAATTTATGAACGCCTTTATTATCTTAATAAGGGCGTTCATATAAAACAAAAGCCTTCTTTATTTATAAATATTGAAATAGATAGAGGGAGGTATCATTTTGATTTTGCAAATGTTTATTCCGATTTTTACAAAATCCCATTTCCTGACATGAGAATCTTTCCTAAGATTACGATTCGATTTGGATTTGAAAGAAATGAATCGAAAAAACATCTTTTATTAACTGGGAAGGATTCGGTTGCCATACTTTTAGACTTAAAATCATTCCTAAAAATTGCAAATAAAGTTTGCAATAAAGTGGTTCTAAACCGGCCATACCTTCTTGATAACGAAGTCAAAAAAGCGTACAAAAGGCATTATTTAGATGCATATAAAAAGGGGTTTAACAATGCTGAAAGATTTAGTATAGATAAAATCAAAGAAGATTTTGTTTATTTGACAGAAGAAATGTATGCTAATTTTTCCGATTTGTATATTAAGTCAAAAGACCCTGATTTTAGGAGAAAGTTGAAAAACATGGATACTGAAGGCAGATCATATTTTGACTTTTTGCCAAGGACCAAAGAAGATGCAGAAAATTGGAAGATTATAACTGACATTATTTCTCTTCATCAAAAAATTAAATCATTCGTTCAGGAAAAATCAACTTAAGGGCTTCGGCCCTTTTTTTATTTACCTTTGTCCTATGGCAGGATGGAAGTTTTATTTAAACGGCATACAGGTTGCTGAACCCATTGGTTGGGATGCAATCGAATTCACGGCCAAACGGCTACCTTCTTACGGGATTGATTCGCCATTCAGCACAGAATTAACCTTCACCGGAAAGGCCGCAAACTTAATAAAGGCTGAATATGATGTCCATTACATCAATGCTGAAATAGCTATCCTGATTCAGTCTGATGTCAATGTGAACGGTTCAGCGTATGCCTTTGTTGGATTCCTGAACCTATCAATCTATTCCGAAAAGAACGTCTGCGATACCAATGGATTCGAAGTGACCGTTGGAATTATTGAGGACAATTTCAGAGAACGGTTTCTTGCTCGTCAGAATGTGGAGATTGATTTGTTGTCCGCAAAGGACTTGGATGAAAACGCAATCACTCCGGTTGTGTTGGATACGATTACAACGCACTCTCAGGAATTATTTCTCCAAGCTGATGCCATACAATACGATCCAAGAGTTTACAACAACATTATCAACGATCCGGTTTTCCTGGTCTTTTGGAGAACATCTGATTTTAAGGGTGTTTTTGGCAATACATTTAACATTACTGGAAATATAGTTTCTGGTACAAATGTGATATTTGTGAACAACTCAGACGAGACGAGAGAAATGTTATTTTCGGGTCGGGCAGTTGTTTCCGTTAAAAACAACCATCCATTTAATACCAACAGAGCATTTGTAACAATTGGGCAATTTGATGGGTCGGGTGGATCAACTGGAATTTTTACCACTGTTTTTACCACGCCAAATATCCCACCTTTAGGAACTTACAACATTGACTACACGTTTACCCAAATCCCAATTTCAGTTCAAGCGGATTACAGGGTTGCCTATTATCTATCTCTTGACTTCAGCCCCATTTACGGATATGATATAACCTTTGCCGATACCAACACATTAAGACTGGAGGAGTTTAATTCAACGACCGCATCTCTTACAAATGGACTGACCATATTCAAAGCACTTGAGGCCGCAATTTATATAACTACTGGCACTCCAAATGGTCTGGTTTCAGATGTATTCAGTGATCCTGACGGATGCTTTTGGAATAACTTCATGACAACGGGTTTATTAATCCGAAACGCAACTCCACCAGAGGGAACTCAATTCCCAATTAAGACATCCTTTGAAAAGTTATATGAAGGACTGAACAGGATATTCTGTTTGGGTTGGCAGTTTGAACAAGATACCTATGGAACGTGGAAATTGAGAGTCGAAAAGGCTGATTATTTCTTCAATACCAACACGGTTGTTCAGTCATTCCCGAAAGTCGGGCAGATTATTCAAAACGCCATGTCTGACAAACTGGTGAACAACATTAAAATCGGCTATTCCGATAAGTTCAAAAATATTGCAGTATCAGCGATTACCGAAATCAATGCAGACCGGAATTATTTCATTGCCAATAAAGCAAGGGCCGACAATTCATCCGTTAGTCTGGATTTACTTTCAGACATCATTGCGTCAGGTTATGCGATTGAGTTTTACAGACGGTTGCAGTTCTTACGGGATGATTCAGGATCATCTGACAGGCCAAATGATTATGATCTGTTCATCATCTGGACGAATCGATATGAGGTCACGGTTGATCTCGATACAGAACCGGGAATCGGTTATCGGTTGGAAGGTGAAACTGGAAGCAAGACCTTTGCACCGGGAACGGTTAGCTACGGTTCAAACTTCATTGCTGAATCCAACGGCCCAATTGACCGGGTTTATAATGTCTACAATTCACCTGCACGAATAGCTGCTCGGTGGTGGAAGATACTTGGAATGCACACCTATGGCCTACCAACTGCCAATGCAATTTTGGCGTTTCAGGTTGGGCAATACTTCACTGATTATTCCAGTCGGATTGATTCGACAAGTGAACCGGAAGAGTGCATGGAGGTAATCAATGGGGCATCGGATGTCCTTTTTGAAAATACCAACATCGGGCCGGACATCTTAGTTCCTGGTGAAGTGGAATATTTGATGAAACCCATTTCAGTCGAATTCGATGCACCACAAACCCTCTGTTCATTCATTGACATGAGTTACAACGGCACAGGGTTGGTCAGGGTCACATCTGGAAGTCTCGAACTATTTGGATTCATTGACGAAGCAACGAACAAACCACAAGACCCGAATTCAGGATTATCAACTTTACGGCTAACTTTGGCGAACAAAATCGGTGATGCAAGAGCCTTTTCAGATGGCTTTTCAGACGGATTTTCTTAAACGAATAAAAAACAATGGCAAATACTAGGGCGCAACAGACAACGCTAATATCCACCAACATACCCGACAACACATCGGGATTGGTAACCCCTGCAAAGGTCAGAGAGGTTGATGATGCACAGGTTTCGGCTGCTGCATTTGTGGACGATGACAATGACTTCACGGGGGTCAATACCCACACCAAACAGGTAAGATGGCATAAAGGTGATAATCTGGCATCGGGGTCTGAAATAACACTTGGGAATACAGGCAACTTTCACCACATCACCGGAAACACAACCATTACATCAATATCCACGAAGCAACACGGAACACGGATATTATTGTACTTCGTTTCAAACCCTCTGCTGGCCCATTCGTCGGCTTTGTTTCTGCCAAATGCAACCAATCTTCAAGTCATTGCCGGGAGCCTTTATGAGTTCATTTCAGAAGGGTCAGGCAATTGGCGAATGTTGAACAATGATTCACTCAATAATGTGGTCATCAGTTCAATTGCAGATGATGAGGTTCTGCAATATGAGGCAAGCACTAAGAGTTGGAAAAATGTTGGATTCGGTACGGCATTAGCAAATTCAATCGGCAGTTCTGGATCACCGGGGCAAATCCCACAGACAGACGGAGCAGGGAATCTATCTTGGACCACCAATGGCGGTTCAGTATTGCTTCAATTCCTTCGTAACATCACGGCCGCAACCGTAACCGGGACAACGGCTAACACTTACCTGACTGGTTTATTGATCCCTGCCAATACGTTCACGGTTGGTAATTCATTTGATGTGTTGGTACGGATTTTCAGGAATACATCTGTTGGAACTTGTACCCATAGGATTTACTTGAACACAACAAACGATTTAGCCGGATCGCCCATCTTAATCGGTAATGCCGTTGTAACTGCCGGATTTACCGGATTGCTCTTGAGCCGGAATCTACTAATCCGATCATCCACAAGTACGGCCCATTACCCGGGTGCAACCAACGCAGTAATTGATATTACTTTAAGCACCGCATTCGATCTATCTAACATTGATTGGACGGTCAATCAGTATTTAGTGGTATCGACCCAACCATCCGCAACTACACAAACCATAACTCACTATTCAACCGTTATATCACCGCACTAATGAACATTATTTTCGAAAATCAACTTATAGGTTTATCCGGCATCGAATATTCAGCAACCGGATATGAAATAGTAGGGCCAAACGGCATTCATCTATTCTTGGAATCGGACGAAAACCGGAGTGCAATTTATCTTGAAGCAAATGAAATGTCGGTCAATGATGTTGAATGTGGTTCGATTGGTGAATTGATTGCAATGATTGGGAATCCACCTTTAATTCAAAATTCATAATGGGAAACGCACATCCTTTCTACCGATTTAGTCCGGCTAATGTCAATGGGGGATTTGAACCGGGATACAACCTTCAATCAACTTTGTCG